GATATCAAGTGGATATATTAATTCTTTTTTAACATCTGAATGAGATGTAGAATTTGCATGATATGCAGTAAATTCATCCGATATTGTATTTTTTAATATTTCTATATCTCCCTTTGGTTGATAATCTAAATATAATCTACTACTTTTCATCGGATATCTAACTCTAGCTGATGTAGGTAATACCAACACAACAAAGTCATTATCATTTATTAAATGTAAGGATTTTAGAAAAATATCAATAATTGTTTGAATATCTCTACCACCTCTACCACTAACAATTGCACTATCTCCAACAAACTTATCTTTTAACAATAGTTGCCAAGACTCTTTACCATGTCTTAAATTAGCAAAACTATCACCAATTACCCACAATTTTTGATTTGTTTTTGTACTCATTTAAAATTTTGATAAATGGGAAAATGTTGATTGTAACCAATCGTTTATATCTTTAAACGCATCAATTACACCACTTCTTAAACCCGATTTTAGAAATCCTTGTTTATCGAATTTAGGAATTGGTTCATCATATCTATCCATAATTTTCATTCTAAGATTACCACTAAATTCCGGTTCAGATAATTGCATTAATCTACGATTTCTTTCCAAAATTTCCAAATTATTTTCAAATAAATCATGTGCTTTGGATTTTTTATCCAAACTATTGATATATTCTAACATACTTTTGGTTGAATGATATGTTTCTTCGGTTAAAATAGGAAATGCTTTAATAATGGTTTTAATACCCAATCCACTAATACCTTCTATATTATCGGATTTATCACCATCAATCATTCTGAAATTGATAAAGTTATGTGGATGGATTGTAAATTCTTCTTTAACTTCATCTATGTTATAGATTTTCTTTTTAGATGGAGAATATACACTTACATCTTTATTTACTAATTGTAAGAAATCTTTATCAGATGACATTAAAACTACTTTCTCATCATCTTTTCTTAATTGAGTGGCAATATAAGCCATTACATCATCTGCTTCAATTCCATCATATAGCATAATAGTTACGGGTAGATATGTTAATAAATCTGCCAATGCTACCATCTGCCTTCTCATTGAAACCTGTTCATCTTCAGGATTCATATCAACAGTAATAGCACGATTAAGACGGATTTTGTTTTTAGCTCTATCCGCCTTATATCCTGCGTAAATCTTTTTTCTACTATCTGAACCACCTTTACCATCAAAAGTTATAATAACTCTGGTAGGGTTAATTAAACGGATGGCGTAGCCGATACTTTTTAAAGTACCGACTATTCCTCCAATATGGTCACCATTATCATTTAGGTTTGGTGCAGTTGACCAGGAACGAATGAAGGTATTAAGACCATCAATAACTAATGTTTTAGAGTTTTTTTGTAAATCTCCAAAACTTTTATGTTCCTCATCTATTTGTTTTAGTATATCTAAATACTTTTTATTAATCTGACTCATTGGCTACATCCGTTGTTTCATCAACTTCATCTGAAGCAGAACTTTTATATTGTAAAATACTAACCTCACATATCTTACGATAAATTTGGTCTTTTAACTCTTCATTTTTAAGAATATCTGCGAAATCCTTTGATTGGAATTTAATAATTTCACCAGTATCGGTGTCGGTATATTCATACCAAGCACCTCCTTGTTTTACTAATTTATTATCTTTCATTGTTCCTAACCAACTTCCGTAGTTATCGATACCTCTATCGAAGAAAATAGAGAAATCGGCGTGTCTTAATGGTGGTCCTAAACGATTTTTTACAATTTGTGCTCTCACCTTAATACCCACAATTCTATCACCTACTTTTAATTGTCCCATAGACTTTAATCTCAATCTTACCGATGCGTGGAATGCTAATGCTTTACCACCTGATGTTGTCCAAGGGTCACTAAATGCCATTGCGTTCATTTTCTGACGAAGTTGGTTAGTAAACACTAAACAAATATTTTGTCTACCAATCATATTCGTAATCTTTCTCATCGCTTTGGAGATGATAATTGCTTTATCAGTAGCGTAACCATCTTTATCGTAATCGGCTTCCAATTCTTTCTTAGTAGATGCAGCTGCAACTGAGTCAACTACAATCGTAACTAATCTATTCTTATCGGAAGTTCTGATTTTTTCAATGATAGTTTCACAAGCTTCAAAAATACCTTCAACCGTATCTACCGATACATAAAGTAATTTTGAAATATCAACACCAATCGCTTCCAAAAACTCCCTATTAACGGCAGTTTCTGTATCAATTAGTACTGCTACTCCACCTTTCTTTTGTGTTTCAGCTAACAGATGGGCGGAGAGCAAAGATTTTCCACTTTGCTCTAAACCCGTAATCTCTGCTATACGGCCAACCGGCAAACCACCATAAGGTCTATTGGAGATTGCTACATCCAAAAGAGCGTTACCCGTAGATAACCAATCTTTTACGTTAGTAGGAGCATCACCCCCACCATCCGTAAGGAAGTATGCAATTCTACCATCCTTATTTTGTTTGTTTAACGAGTCTGCAAGAATACTTGCTAAATCCTCTTGTACTTTGGCCATAATGTAACCTAATTTTAGTTATTGAATAAATCTTCAAATGCAGATGCTACATCATCTTTTGCTTTTGGAGCTGCAGCTTCTTCTTTTTCCCAAGGTAAATCACCAATACCTTCACCACCAATAGGAGATGTACCACCCATATCAGTTGATACTGATGCTTGCTTTGGAGCTGGTTTCGGTGCTTCCAATTCCTCAACTACTTCATCAGCTCCGGTTGTTGCTGAACCTGGATTTAACCAATTCTCTAATACTGTTTTTAATTCAGCGTAAGATAATTCTGAATATAATTCAGTAATATTCTTTTGATTCTCCAATAGAGATTCAATTTGAGAAGCATCTTCTACTAATTTAGATTGAGATGGTTTAACACGAATTGTAGTTGTTGGATAAGCTGCGTTAGATTCTTCTGCTGAAGTGATTTCTAATACGATATCTCTACCACTCATTGGGTCAGTAATATCTCCGTAATCCGGGTCAGCGATGTAACCTAAGATATCCTGATAAACAGTCTTACCAAATCCCCAAAATTTAATACCTTCATTCTCTTTACCTCTTACGATAACAGGTGCGAAAGTTCTCAATTTCGGCTCCATCTTCTTACCTGCTTTCCAATCATCAGTATCGCCAGTGCGTTTTAACTTTTCAGCAAACTCTACGATAGGGTCAGGTCTGCCGAATGATGCAGGACTCAAATAAGTTTTGTTGTTAATGTTGTAGTGAAAGAATAATTCAATGAAAGGAATATCTTTATTGAATTTGTAGGGAACGATACGAATTTGATGTTTCCCTGGAGTTGGCTTCCAAAGTGAATCTGATTTTTTGGAAGTGTTTTGTAACGAGTTGAATCTCGATAGGGCAAGTTTAATGTCCATTTTTTTACGTTTTAAAGTTAATAATTAAGTTTAATGTTTAAGGTTTTATCGCGATATCCTCTATATCTAAATATAACCTTTTTCCATTTTGTTTCACAAATATACAATATTTTTTGGTATTTTCCAAATTTATTTTGCCCATTTTCCTCTACTCACAATTTGTGCAATAATACCATATACCGATAAATCTTCATATGTATCTTGAACCGATTCTCCCACCTCATCTGGCTGTCCTAAAACTACCAATTGTTTTAATCGTTGTACTTTATCATTGATTCTGAACCAAAGACCTGTGAGTGATAGTTTAATATCTTCTTTGGTTTGTAATGGTGTTCCTACTGAAATGTTACCGGGTCCATAATTCCTTTGTTTCTTACAAAAGGTTTCATACATTTCAGATTGAATCTTTTTGAACTCTTCCATCATTTGTGGAAATTCTCTTTCGCAAAATTCTCTTGCGGTTTCTTCTTTAATTTCTGGCATAACTTATTTTTTTAATCCCCACTTTTTGTTTAAATAATCATAATAACGTTGTGTTTTATTTCCATTGTAAAGGAAATATACTAAATGGATATCAATCCAAAATTCGATTTTTTTTAGTAACTTTTTCATTTTTCTTATTTAGTTTTTCTTTTAGTTTCATTATTAACGCACAACTTTCATATTCTTCATATTCAACGAGAATTTTTAAATGCTCATCTAATAATCCAGAGAATTCTTTTTTCTTAATTGATAATG